GACCAATGATAAAAAAGTATATGTTTGTGGATTAGATGGAGATTTTGAGAGAAAAAAGTTTGGACAAATTCTTAATCTAATTCCGTTATGTGATAAAGTAACTAAACTAACATCATTGTGTTCTATTTGTAAAAATGGTGTCCCTGGTATTTTCTCAAAACGAATAACTTTGGAAACCGAACAAACGGTTATTGGCTCAGATAATTATATTCCAGTGTGTAGAAAGTGTTACAATAAATGATTAATTATACTTTGTTTTTAAAAAAATTGTTTTTTTCTTATTTTCCATTTATTATATTAAAAAACGATTTAAATTAATGAACATATACAATATATTAAATATAAATGGCACCGAAAGTAATGAAGAATAAGGTATTAAAAGTAGTAGCAGGAACAGAAGTTAAAGAAGGTAAAGAAGTTAAAGAAGTTAAAGAAGTTAAAGAAGTTAAAGAAGTTAAAGAAGTTAAAGAAGTTAAAGAAGTTAAAGAAGTTAAAGAAGTATTAGAAGTAGTTAAGGCAAAAAGAGGAAGAAAATCTAAAAAAGAGCTAATGGCTTCTTTAAATATGGAATTAATCGTTAAAGATAAAGATAAAGATAAGGATAAAAATGTATCCAATAAATCTCCAGAAAAAAATGATATTATTAGTTTAAACGTTAATGAAATTAAAACAGATTCCTATGACTCTATAATAAATACTGTTTTTCAAAATGTCTATGAAAATAACCTTGATAATACAGATGAACTTAATACAGATGAACTTAATACAGATGAACTTAATACAGATGAACTTAATACAGATGAACTTAATACAGATATAAATGAAAATATTACTAATGAAAATATTACTAATGAAAATAATATTGTTATTATTTCTAAGCCAGATTCAACTAATGAAAAACCCGCTTCAAAAAAAAGAGGGAGAAAACCAAAGGGTGGAAAAATTATTCAGCAAGTTCTAAATAATGTACCACAACAAGAAGATAAACCAAATGTTATTTTACATTTAAAATGTTCTATGAAAGATCTACAAAATACTACGCAAAATAATGGATTTATCGAATCATATAATGGTATAATTGGGAAAAACGATTTAACGTATGAAGTTATTTGTAATGAAAATGCGAACACATTTAATGAAAAAAATAATTCTACCATGTCGATTTTAGAAAGCGAATATGAAGTAGAAAATAACGATAATTCTACTTGTAAGGACTGTAACAAAGAAATATGGAAAAAATTAAAACATTTAGAACACAACTTACATATCAATAATGTTAACAATAAACGCTCTGCGTGTTTCTGGGATACGTGTGAATTTGATAATCCGCCTATATATATCCCCAAACATTTCATAAATGGAACATATCATGTGTATGGTTGTTTTTGTAGCCCTGAATGCGGTGTAGCATATTTAATGAATGAAAGTATTGACAGTTCAGCTAAATTTGAACGATATCATTTATTCAACCATATTTACGCTAAAATTTATGATTACAAGAAAAATATTAAACCAGCGCCTAATCCTTATTATATGTTGGAAAAGTATTATGGTAATTTATCTATCCAAGAATATAGATCATTATTACGTAATGAAAGATTATTTTTGATTGTTGATAAACCATTAACTAGAATTTTACCCGAATTACACGAAGATAATGATGATTTTATTTTAAATAACAAAATTATACCTTCAAATACATATCAAGTTAAGGCTAGGCTACAAAGGAAAAAACAAAATAAAACTTCTATATTAAATGAAAAGTTTGGACTAACAAATCAATCATTTTTGGAGTAAATCTTCAAGGGTGTATATTTCATTTATATTTCATTAAAAAAATGGAATATAAATTATTTTTAGATTAAAAATAAGAAGCTTAGTTAAAATTATAATACCACGATGGTGGTCCTGTTTGGCCAGATTCTAAACCATTATAATGTCTAAGTTGTCATGTTGATCCTGTTTGTATTGTTTCAGAATAATCAATTGGCGGAGGTTCTCTAATTCCTATTGCTTCATAAGTTTCTTCGTTCATTGGTTCCTCAACAATCGGTTCCTCAACATTTTCTTCTTCGTTATGTCCATTAATATAAACATTGAAATCTGACCAATTTGTTCTACACATTGGACAGCTTTTTATATGAGGGCGATGAACAAACCAATTTTTTATAGACTCTTCCATATAATTATTACTACATTGAACACAAGTCATATAGCGATCATTAATATCAAAATCACATTGTGTTATCGAACACGTTATCTTATCATTATTTGTAATTGGTCTATATATAGGAGTTATAACTGGAATTATACCTGGAATTATACCTGGAATTATACCTGGAATTATACCTGGAATTATACCTGGAGTCATTCGAATAGCTACCAAAGGCAATGCTAAACCAGTAGTTGTATTAAGAATAGTTGGTAAAGGAGTTATTAGATGATAAATCCCACTTTCATTATATTCCTTATATTCGTGAAGTATATTATATGAAGATTGACTTAATCCAGCCATACCAGACATATATCTTAACATCGTTGATCCTAATCCATAAATACATAGTTTAGATTGTGGACAATCTAATTTTATATTTAAATTGTTCGAATCAATTCTACTTAAATTTAACGCACCTTCAAACCCCGTATTTGTTCTATCTGTATACGATTTATCATAATTTAAGGGCAAATATAATAAATGTTGATTTATTTTAATACATTTTGTTCTAACTAAAAATCTATTATACAAAAATCTTGGGTTTCCGTTTAATGATAAACTAATTTCATTAATTTGGTCTACGTTTTCACTTTCAATAAAAAATCCCTTGTGTAAACTGTCGAAATTGATGTTATAATTAAATTGATTAGTATTTGTATTTAAATTTGAACAAAGTATTTCAGTTGACGCTAAGCATTGAATAATATGTTCGTGAGAACTTGTTACCATTGATTGTCTAGTACTACTGTCATAAAAAACGCCTTTTGATATTAACTTACAAGAACGAAAATTATTTTCTGTATTTGTTAATTTAAATACAGTATCGTGAAATTGTAAAACAACTAATCTAATATCATCACAAAACATTTGAAAAGGAATTGTTATATAAAATTTATTATCACATATTTCATATTCCTTTAAATTCATCATAAATCTTAAAGGGATGCTTAATATTTTTTGGCCACCTATACTCATTTCAAAACAAATTTTATGACATATGTTTTTAAAATTTACTTGGTCTAAACCCTCTGATAATTCAATTTCCAAATATTCCGGAGACTTAGTATCACAATTTCTTTGCATTATTAACTCGTTATTTATAAAATATTCTGTAAAATATTCTATCGCAAGATGTCGTTGACTTCTATTTTGAACGCCTACTGCTGCTAATTGTTGTAAAGACATAATTAGAATAGTAAATAATTGTTTAAATCTTTTATTAATATCTTTTACTAATATCTTTTACTAATATCTTTAAGTTAATTGATTCTATGTTTCTCGCGTTCGTCAGATTCATTAAAATTGTCAATAATTTGTTCCATGTTAATCGGATGTTTATCTCTATATTCTTTCATTGTAATGTCTAAATTAGTTCTTATTTGTCTGAAAATTTCTTGATTAACAGACTTGACCTTTTGTTCCGCCTTTTTTTCAGGGATACCCATATAATCTTTTAAAACTCGCATATAATCACAATTAAATAGTTTTAGTTTCTCTATAGCTTGTTCCTCTGTATAATTTGTCTGGGCCATTACTGTTTTAACATGCTTTTGTAACTCGTCATTACTAAAAAAACTTATTCCGTCTGACATATATATTTACATTAAACATTATTTAAATCATATTAAACGAATAGTGATATAAAATTAAAATATAAATTTTGTTTTGTAATTATTTTTAAAGTATATATATATATAAAATGGCGATGTCTTCGTTTAGTAGTAGTTTTGGATTAAAAAGTATACAATCATTACCAACAGTAATAATTCCAGGGGACCCAATTCCGTCATTATCTGTCACAAGCATTACTCCTCCGAGTGGTTACACTGGATGCGAATGCTTTAATATAAGTTCGGACGGGACATCCATTATATTTATTAATGGCAACCAAAACGTGTGGTTATCGTTCGATTGTGGTGTAACATGGAATGAAAAAATGAGGTTATGGGCCGGCGGAAAAAAAGCATGTATATCAAATAGTGGTAAAGATAGTATAATACTTTTAACAAATCTAACAATAGCAATATCTAATGATTGGGGTCAAAATTACAATCATGTTAATGTGGCGACAGGGGCGGCTGGGGCGACAAATTGGTATGACATTTCTATGTCTGATGATGGAAAATATATATGTTTGGCGGGGTATAATCAAAAAATATATCTACATAATAATTATGGCATAGGTAACTATGCTACTTGGAGAAAAGTGACTCAGCTGACAACCACTAATTTTTATGTATGTTCTATGAGTAAAAATGGTAAGTATATTTCAGCATCGGTAAGTTCAGCGTGGAACTCCGAATGTTGGTATTCATCCGATTATGGAAAAAACTGGATTCAAGCTTTAGATATTCCAAAAAAATGGTGTAGAGTAGCTTTATCATCATCAGGACAATATCAAATTGCTTCCATCATTGATAGACCAAA